CGCCACAACAATTACAATTCGCTTTGCAATCAGCCAGATAAAAAATGCCATTAGCAAACTTCACTAATCTGGATTTTGACCAGGTTAAAACCACACTTACAGATTATATACAATCAAACTCCAATTTTACGGATTATGATTTTCAAGGATCTAATCTTTCAACTATAATTGATCTTTTAGCATATAATACTTACATTACTTCATATAATGCTAATATGGTTACTAATGAAGTATTCATTGATAGTGCTACTTTAAGAGAAAATATAATATCATTAGCAAGAAATATAGGATATGTCCCTCGTTCAAAGAAAGCAGCAAGAGCTGTTATTAGTTTTACAGTAAATACAACAAATATTATCCCCACTCCGGCAACATTAACCCTTAAAGCAGGTCCTGTAGCAGGAACAAGTGGATCATTTGGCAATTCATCTTACATTTTTTCAATTTTAGAAGATATTAGCGTACCTGTAAGGGATGGTGTTGCAGAATTTAACAATATTACAATATATGAAGGTACTTTATTGACATCAAACTTTACATTTAACTCAAGAGATGTAAATCAAAAATTTATTTTACCAAATGCAGGAATTGATACTGATTTAATCTCAGTAAAAGTAAAAACTAACGAATCTTCCACTGCAGCTGCTTCATATAAACTCCAAGATAGTCTTTTTGATATTAATTCCTCTTCAAATGTATATTATATACAAGAAGTTGAAGATGAAAGATATCAAATTTTCTTTGGAGATGGAATTTTTGGAAAATCTCTCAAAGATGGCAATTTTATCCCAATAAACTACATTATTACAAATGGTGACAGTGCAAATGGAGTAAATTCCTTTACATTTAGTGGAAGACTTACATATATTAGAAATGCAGAAACTTATACAGTAACTTCTGGCATTTCTTTAATAACAACAGAATTGAGTTCTTCTGGTGGAGAAGTTATTGAGTCAACTGATTCAATTAAAAAGTTTGCTCCAAGAATATATGCTTCTCAAAATAGATGTTTAACTGCAAATGACTATGAAACACTAATTCCATCAAGAATTTACCCTGAAACTGAATCTATTTCTGTATTTGGAGGAGAAGAAATAATTCCTCCACAATATGGTAAAGTTTTTATTAGTATTAAACCCAAATCAGGAGATTTTATACCCAATCTTATTAAAGAAAATATTAAATTAAAGTTAAAAAAATATGCTGTAGCGGGTATTGTACCAGAAATCCTTGATTTAAAGTATCTTTTCCTTGAAATTGATTCAAAAGTTTATTATAACTCCAATTTAGCACCAAGTGCTGAATATATTTCAAGTATTATTCAAAATAATGCAAATAAATATGCAGAATCTAGTGAAATGAACAAATATGGTGCAAGATTTAAGTATAGTAAATTTCTAAAAATTATTGATGATAGTCAAGATGCAGTAACTTCAAATATTACAACAGTTAATATGAGAAGAGATTTGAGAGTTCAAATAAATACCTGGGCAGAATATACTATTGGATTTGGTAATGCATTTCATATTAGATCTATGAATGGATATAATATAAAATCTTCTGCATTTAGAGTAAATGGAATTGCAAATGCTGATGTTTACATATCAGATATTCCAAATGTAAATAAAATTACCGGATCTCTTTTCTTATTTACTATTCCTGCTATAAATTCAGCAACTCCAACAATTGTTAAAAGAAATATAGGGAATATTAATTATGTAAGTGGAGTTATAACTTTAAATCCTATCAATATACAATCTGGAATGATGAAAGATGGACAAACAACCATTGAAATTGGAGTAATTCCATCTTCAAACGATGTAATTGGATTACAGGATTTATATTTGCAACTAGATATTAGTAGTAGTACTTTTGAAATGGTTGTTGATGAAATTGCTTCTGGATTAGATCCTTCAGCATCTAATTATCTTGTATCATCAAGTTATTCTAATGGTGCTTTAGTTCGTTCTGGCGGCCGCACTCAGTAATTGTAATTATTACCTCCTATTAAGATTGTAAATTTATAAAAAATGTCAAAAAAAAGAGTTCAATTTAGTAACATTGTTCAAAATCAGCTTCCTGAATTTGTAAGAACTGATTATCCTTTGATATCGGAATTTTTAAAGCAATATTATATTGGTCAGGAGTATGTAAGTGGTCCTCTGGATTTAATTCAGAATATTGATCAATATACTAAAGTTGATGAATTCACCAATCTTAATGAAAAAGTAGGATTGAGTACGTATATTACATCTTATGATAGTGTAATACCCGTTGATATGACAAATTTTCCAACAGGAACTGATGGATTTCCTGCTTCTTATGGATTACTAAAAATTAATGATGAAATAATTACATATACTGGACTTGCAAAAACAGCATTTACGGGATGTATTAGAGGATTTTCTGGCATTACTTCATATACAGCAGAATCAGACCCTGAAACACTTGTTTTTGAATCAACAAATGCTGGAGTTCATACTACAGGGTCTACTATAACCAATTTAAGTTGTCTTTTTCTTAAAGAATTTTTATTAAAAACAAAACATCAAATTTTACCTGGTTTAGAAGATAGAGAGTTATCAAAAAATATAGACAAAAATCTTTTTATAAAGCAATCTAAAGACTTTTATACCAGTAAAGGTACTGATAGATCTTTTGAAATTTTATTTAAAGCATTATATGAAGAAGATGTAAAAATTATAAGACCAAGAGATTTTCTTTTTACCCCATCTAATGCTAATTATATCATTACTAATGATATGGTAGTTGAATCTATTGATGGGGATCCAGAAGATCTTGTAGAAGCAACTTTATATCAAGATGAATATAAGTATGATAGTACTATTGATAATGCATATGCTCCTATTTCAAGGATAGAGAAAATTGTTGCTGTTGGAGGAGCACAAACTTATTATAAATTAGGATTTGATGCAGGATATAATAAAGATCTTAGAGTAGATGGTTCAGTATATGGTAAATTTTCTATTCACCCCAAGACTAAATTAGTTGAGCAAATATCAATTGGAGATAGTACTTTTAATGTAGATTCTACTGTTGGATTTGGATCTACTGGAGAACTTTCTGTTACATATTCGGATTTACAAAAAGGTGTAGTTTCTTATACATCAAAATCTTTGACACAATTTTATGGATGTGATAATGTAGTTGGAATAATTTCAGATAAATCATCTATTGGAATTAATACTTATGCATGGGGACGTTCTTTTAAAGACCAAACCAAAAAGATTAAAGTAAGAATTAATTCTGTATTAAGTGATATTGAATATCCAGATAATACAACTTATTATGGAGAACATGATGTAGCAAAAATTAAAACTTTAGGAATTGGTGATACTAGTTTTAAATCAAAAAATTGGTTTTATAATATTTCTCCCATTTATAAGGTTAAAAATATTGAATTACTTGATAGTTTAGATAATACCTATAAAATAACTTTATATAGTGACCATATATTTAAAAAAGGAGATTTTGGTCAAATTACTGGATCTGACCTCATTGATAAAAGAACTAAAATTATTAATATTATTACTGAAAAATCTTTTGCTATTAGAGGACAAGGATTTATTTCATTAACAGATAATTATACTATTAAAAAGAGTATCTCAAAGGTAGAGTCGAATTCTTTTCCAAATGCTAATAGATATGCAACAAATGTTCAAAATGTTTATAAAGAAAAATATACTAATAATTTCTTAATTGCATCTTCTTCTATTCCTTCATATAATTCACAACCACTTGATACTTCTGATAGGAGTATTACATTTTCGGGAGTATATAAGGGTGATGAATTTGATATAGGAGCACATACATTCTATACTGGAGATGCAGTTTATTATATTCCCCAAAAAATACAAGAAGACTATTACTCTTATGGTCAAATAAGAACCAGAACAGTAGTCAAGTCTTCTTTATTCAACACTGATCTTGGTAATTTATTAGAAGGAGAAATTTCTACTAATGAAGGTCTTTATTTTATTAAAAGAGTAAGTTCAACAAAAATAAAACTTGCAAAAAGTAAGAGTGATATTTACAATTCTAAATTTATTTCCATTGAAGATGAAACAACAGTAACTGATTGTATTCTTCAAATTTATAGTTTTAGATTTAAAACTTTAGATACTCAAAGACTTCTTAGAAAAATTCTTCCTCCACAAAACAATAATGTTTCAATAGAAACTGTTCCTGGTTATACTGGAATTTTGATAAATGGAGTAGAAATTTTAAATTATAAATCAACTGAAGTTATTAATTATGGTAAACTTGATAGTATAGATGTTTTGGGTGGTGGATCTAATTATGATATTATTAACCCACAACCACTCTTTATTAAAGATGCTGTAGGAACAGGTGCGACTGGATATCCTGCTATTTCTGGATATCTAAGAGAAATTCAAATTATAGATCCTGGTTTTGATTATGAAGAAACTCCTTTAGTGAAAATTAATGGAGGAAATGGTGAAGGAGCTAAAGTTGATGTGAGAATGACTTTAATTACACATAAAGTTGATTTTAATTCGCAAGGTACTTCTCAAGAAGTTGGATTTGGAACAACAGTATCAACAATTGGGTTCTCAACATATCATAAATTTAGAAATGCAGAAAAAGTACTTTATATTACAGATAATCAAAAAGGAATTAGTGGATTAACTACTGATGCGCCATACTATGTTTCTCATGTTAACAATAACACAGTAAAACTTCACCTCACTCAAGGAGATGCTATTGTAGGCATCAATACCGTTGTACTGCTCTCAGGAGGGATTGGAAGGCACTCTTTACAGTCCTATGACCAAAAGTCTATACTAGAAGGAATTAACGTAATTAATGGTGGTAGTGGGTATGAAAATAAAAAAAGGACTGCGGCACCTATAGGAATTAGTACATCATTAAATGAAGTTACAATTAAAAATCATGGATATGAAAAAGGAGAAATTGTAAAATATACTACTGAAGGAACTGTTATCGGTGGACTTACTGATGAGACAGAATATTATGTAACAAAAATTAGTGATGATAAATTTAAATTATCTACTAGTAAATTTTTGTGCGGAACAAAGCAATATGTAGATTTTACTAGTGTAGGTGTGGGAACACAAGTCTTTAATTATCAAGATATTACTATTAGTTTAGTTGGGAAAGTTGGAATATCTTCAATAGGACTTGAAACTTTTGAGGCTCAAATTCAACCAATATTCAGGGGTGAGATTGAATCAGTTCATTTGTCCAATAATGGCGTTGGTTATGGATCCTCTGATATTATCGGATATAATAGACAACCAGAGATTTCATTAATAACAGGAGAGGATGCTCAAACAGATATAATTGTAACTAATGGAACAATTACTGAAATATTAGTTTTGAATGGTGGTAGCAAATATACCTCTATTCCCGATTTATATTTAAATGGAGATGGATATGGTGCAGTACTTACTCCTATAATAGAAAATGGATCATTAACAGATGTTAAGATTATTTCTGGAGGAAGTAATTATACTAGTAGTTCTACTACTCTTTCAATTATCCCTGCAGGAACTGCGGTTAAATTTAAAGCAAGTATTCAAACTTGGAGAGTTAACTTATTTCGGAAATATTTTAATACCTTTACTGCTGATGATGGATTTATTGGACATGGTATTAATAAGGATTATGGTCTTCAATATTCCCATCTTTATGCACCAAGAAAACTTAGAGAATCTGTATATTCAGTTGATCAATCTGGTGAAGTATTGTATGGATTTGAAGATTTACGAAGAAATAATGGCATTGAGATAGATTCTGACAACCATTCTCCAATTCTTGGTTGGGCATATGATGGAAATCCCATTTATGGACCATATGGATATTCTACAAATAATGGTGGAGTAGTAACTCAGATGAAATCTGGGTATAAAGAAGAAGCATCTACGAAGAGTAATAGACCACCTTTAGATGAGTTTGTACCAGGATTTTTTATTGAAGACTTTACTTATTATGATATAAGTGACGAAGATGTTCTTGATGAGAATAATGGAAGATTTGGAGTTACTCCAGAATTTCCAAATGGAACTTATGCTTATTTTACAAGTCTTGAGACTCTTGGAGCTTCTCAAGATGGACCTTTTGAAAAATATAAAATTCCATCATTTCCGTATTTTATTGGTAATAATTTTCATTCATCCGTTTCAACTGCTAATGATTTCAATTATAGATTATCTTCTAATCAAATTAATATAGATTTAAGTAATTCTGATTGGATGAGAAATACTCAACCTTATAATTTGATAGAAGGTAATCTTCAATATGAATATGTAAGTATTCCTGATGATTTAATTCAAACTATGAATATTGTGAATACAATTCCTGGAAGTATTGATAATGTTGGTATTGAAACTGGAGGAGATTTTTATAGAATTAATGATAGTTTAATATTTAATAATTCAGAAACTAGTGGATATGGATTATCTATTGATGTTTCAAAAGTTTTAGGAAAACAAGTAACTAATATAAGTGTTGCTACAAGTACTATAACTGATGTTGAAATTTATCCATCAGATAAAGGAGGGGAGTGTTATATTTTTGCAGATAATCCTCATAATTTTGTGAATTTGAATATAATTAATATTTCTGGATTATCTACAACTTCAACAAATCTTGGTGGATCCTATAGTATTGGAATTACTACTAATAAATTAAGATTAGTTGGTGTAGGAACTACAAATGCTGTTGGAGTTACTTCTGCTGGAGCAACTGGAATAGTTACTTATTTTACTGTTTCTGGAAATCTTGATTATCCTAATATTAGAGAAAATGATATTCTTGGAATTGGAACTGAAAGGATAAAAGTATTAAATATAGATCCTAAACTATCAAGAATTAGAATTATTAGAGAATATGATGGAACAGT